GGAACAATCTACCAATCCTCTGTAGCTCAGCGGTAGAGCCATCGACTGTTAATCGATTGGTCCCTGGTTCGAATCCAGGTGGAGGAGCCTTTGCTTGCTTAGCTCAGAGGTAGAGCATCTCGTTTACACCGAGGCGGTCGGCGGTTCGATCCCGTCAGCAAGCATTTCCACCAAGGAGGAACATGACTCATGATTACAGTAAGATGCAAAGAGTGCAAGACTGAACTAACAAGTAGTAGTAAAGTTCAGTTTTGTGGATGTCCAAATCAAATGAGCGTAGTTGACAATAAGGTTGCTGCAAATGATTTGGATAAGGTTGTAATGGTGGCTAATGATCTAGAAAGAAAAATTGATAGTCATTTTTCTAGAGCCGAACTCCTTTATCAAGAGGAAAGGCGTAGACGTAAAGTCAAAAGATTGGACTTTGATGTCCGATAAAGTATTGGAAAGGTGGTCGAGTGGTTGATGGCTCTGGTCTTGAAAACCAGCGATGTGAAAGCATCCGTGGGTTCGAATCCCACCCTTTCCGTTTAGTTATAAATTATACAATAATCGTGAAGAAATTCTGTATAATCTATATACAATTATAGACTTTTGTGGCTAATGGTTCTGTTTTATCTGTTAATCTTAACATTTATTGCATTAGTCGCAATAGGAGGATATGATGCTACTATGAGATTAGTTCGCTTTCTAGAATTGTCTTTTGAATATCATTTCATAATAAAACCGCGAATGTATTTTATGAAAAGAAAACTAGAAAAAGAACTTGGAATAGATCGCAAACAATCTAAAAAGTACTAGGAGAAAAAAAACCGATGGATGATCGTCAATTATCTGATCTAAGCTTGGAAAGAAAAGAATGCGAGAAGTGTGGTGCTACCTGGGTAAATGGTGTGCATGTCTTCCGTGGAACTGCTGCAAGTTATACTGACAGTGAATTAGATCTTGCAGGTCTAGTTTGTAATAAACTGGGAAATCATCAGTGCATCAATCCTAAGAAAGGACAAGATGGTGGACAAACTTGGGATTATAGAGCAGGATATATTGACGGCAAAATTGATGAAAGGAAAAGGATGATGGGAGAACTTGGTGATATTGTGGAGTGATCTGATGCCTAAAGATCTGGATGAGCCTACTCAACATACTACCAAAGAAGAAGTGCAGGAGATGATTGACAAGGCAATCGACAAACACAATAAAACTGCTACAGTTATAAGTGCGACCCTTGGTGGGATTCTTTTGGCATTCTATTGTCACGGAGTCCTGTCATTGGTTGGTCGCGTTTGATATGCAAAGATATATAAAGAAGAACCTCTAAGAGGTACTATCCATGAAAGCAGTTAACACTTTTGTTCTAGATTTAACTATTGCTATTATAGACTTCCTGTATCAAGGAAGAGATTATCCACGTTTTTGGGTGCTTGAGGAGATTGCTCGGGCACCCTATTTTGCATTCTTAAGTGTATTGCATTTAAGAGAATCTATGGGACTACGTGGACCAGAACACATTTATCTGATGGAGGAACATTTTGCTCAAACACTTAACGAAACCGAACATCTGGAGTATATGGAAAGTCGGGGCGGTAGTGCTTATTGGGTGGATCGCTTTTTCGCCAGACACCTTGTACTTATCTACTATTGGGTCAACGTGGTTTATTATTGGTTGGCTCCTAGGTCTGCTTACCATCTCTCCTACGAGGTAGAGATTCATGCAGCAGAAACCTACGCAAAGTATCTTGCTCTGAATGGTTCTGATGATAAGATTCTTGAGATCTTAAATGATGAATTAGAGCATTCAAGAGAACTACATAATGCAATGGAGATGATCAAATGACAACATTTTTCATAATTCTTTTCATTTCATTACTTGTTGGTGGAATGCAACTAACATGGCCAGGTAGATACCGAGGTTAATTTTTAAAGAGGTTAAAGGATGAAAGTAGGTTTAATCGGATTAGGAAGAATGGGCGAGGGGATGTCTCGTCGTATGATGAAAGAAGGTATCGAAGTCTGGGGTTATAGGAGGAATTATGAAAAAGCTCAAGAAGCGTTTGAAAAGGGTTATGTCAGTGGAGTTACCACTTCTCTGGAAAGCCTTGTTCAAGTAGTACATAATCAAGAAGGACTTGTTGGTAAAGCACCAGGTATCTTCCAACTCGTTATTCCCGCAGAATTAGTAGAGGACACACTCAATGAGTTACTACCATTACTTGGCGACGGGGATATTATTATTGACCATGGCAATAGCAACTTTAAGGATTCTCGCAGGAGAGCAGAAAGGTTGGCTAAGATGGGCATCCAATATCTTGACTGCGGTACTAGTGGTGGAGTTTAC